GGGGTACGTTATCCCCAATTGTTGGCTTTTATTATATCGGCTATGTAGGAGTAAGCATAATGACAAGAGCAAGAGATATAGCAAACGTAATAAGTGATGCTAATTTAAGTGGTACATTAGATGCCACTGGTGTTGTTACAGCAAATGCAGGTGTAAAAGTTGATAACATTACAATAGATGGAACAGAGATTGATTTGTCTAGTGGTGATTTAACTATAGACGTTGCAGGTGACCTTACACTTGATGTTGGTGGTGGAGATATAATTTTAAAAGATGATGGCACAGAATTTGGTAATATTGCTAATTCAAGTTCAGATTTACAATTTGTTTCTATAGTAAATGATAAAAATATTATATTCAGAGGTAATGATGGTGGTTCATTTATAAATGCACTTACACTTGATATGTCAGATGGTGGTACTGCCCAGTTCAACAGTGGGGTACAAACTACACAAATAAATACAGGTTCTTCTACTGGAACTTTAACACTTTTTGGTGGTGCTACAAACAAGGGTGGTACTATTGAGTTATCAGGTGGTAACAATACTGGCTCAGATGGTTCAGGTATTATATTAAAAACTGGTGCTTCTACTAGTAGTCCATCAGAACGTATGCGAATAGACAGCAGTGGTCTTGTTGGTATTGGTACTAGCAGTCCTTCTTCATTTAATGGTGGTGCAAATAATCTTGTAGTTGGTACTGGTAGTGGCTCAGAGGGTATAACTATATTTGCACAAAATGATTCTAATAGTGCAATATTTTTTGCTGATGGTGATAGCACGACAACTGGGCAACTTAATTATCAACACGCATCAAATGTTATGACATTTCATACAAATGGTGGCACAGAAAGAGCAAGAATTACAACAAACGGACTTCATGTAAATAGTACAAGAGATGTAGCTAGAATTTGTGTTGATTCAAACATAGCATCTTTTGCTATACTAAGTCTTAAGAACGATACTAATAACACTGGTAGTTTTTTTGTATCTTTGTTAAATCACTCAGGGAGTGGAATAGGTGGTATAAGTCAAGCATCGGAAACCACAGTTGCATTTAATACCGCATCTGATTACAGATTAAAAGAAAATGTAAACTATAATTTTGATGCAACAACAGAATTAAAAAAATTAAAACCTTGTAAATTCAATTTTATAGGAGAAAGTAAAACCATAGAAGGTTTTTTAGCACATGAGGTTTCAGATGTTGTGCCTTTAGCAATCAATGGTGTTAAAGACGGCACAAGAGATATTGGAACAATTAAAGATGCAGATGGAAATATTCTACAAGAAGATGTACCAGAAATTATAAAACAAGATGGGCAAACATGGACTAAGACTGGCACAGAAGTTGTGTATCAATCAATAGACCATAGTAAAATTGTGCCTTTACTCGTAAAGACCATACAAGAATTAGAAGCAAGAATTACAGCACTTGAAGGAGCTTAAAATGGCAGTAACATGGACAATATCTAATATGGATAGAACAATTAAACTTGATGGCAAAGATGATGTAGTAACAACTATACATTGGAGAGCAAGTGATATAGATAGTGATGGCAATACTGGTTCATCATATGGCTCTGTAGGTGTAACACTAGGCAAAGACTTTATAGCATACAAAGATATCAAAGAAGCAAATGCCATACAATGGGCAAAAGATGCTTTGGGTGCAGATGCAGTCAAGAGCATTGAAGATAGTATTGCTAGTCAGATAGCTGAAAAGAAAACACCAACTACTGCAAGTGGAGTATCTTGGTAATATGGCATTTGATGCTACCTTTATTTGGAATATAATTATTACATTAATTATAATGCCATTTGCTTGGGCATTTAATAAGATGTTTACAGAAGTAAAACGATTACAAATACTTCTAAATAAAACAAGAGAAGAATACGCAACAAGACAAGACTTGCGTGATACATCTGGTCGTGTGATGGAAGCCTTGCATAGACTAGAAGATAAGATAGATAAGGTTCTGAATGTGAGGTGACATTGTGCTAGAAATGCTAATGATAGCGAATAGTGCTTTTGCAGTCATCAAACAAACACTCGAAAATGGTAAAGATATAGCCTCAGCAGGAAATGCGATAAGTCGTTTTGTGAGTGCTGAAGATCAGCTACAGAAAGATCTTCATAGAAAACGTAATAGTATCTGGACTAATTTATTAGGCAAGACCGACAATGATCTTGAAGAGTTTATGGCACTGGAGCAGATACGAGTGAAACATGATAAGCTACGAGAGTATATGCAACTATATGGTAGGGCAGGTTTATGGACTGACTACCAAGCATATTGCGCTGAAGCTCGTAAAGCTAGAAAAGAAGCCGCAGAAAAAGCTAAGAAACGTAAAGAAGAAATCAAAGATCTTTTCTTAAAAATTATTTTAATTATACTAATAACTACTTTACTTGCAGGTGTAGTAACTGTACTTGCAGTAATAGCTAAGAAGAAAGGTATCATATGACTGCATTTATGTTGGCTTGTTATCTTAATGGTGTGGCACAAGGAGCAATATATTTTAGAAATGTTGCTGACTGCACATTCTATACAGAATATTTAAGTAATCAAACATATGACAGTGCTACTGGTGAGAACATGGAATACAACTGTATTTGTAAACTTGTACCACGAGTAGACGAAAAGAAAGTGAGGGTATACTAATGATACAAGCATTGATTGGTCCTGCTACAAAGTTACTTGGTAAATTTATAGAGGACAAAGATACTAAAAATAAACTTGCACATGAGTTAGCTACTATGGCTGAACGTCATGCACAAGAACTTGCTAAGTCACAGATAGAAGTAAATAAAGCTGAAGCACAATCAAGACATTGGTTTGTTGCATCATGGAGACCTTTTATTGGTTGGACTTGTGGCATTGCTTTGATGTGGCATTTTGTCCTATCACAGTTTATTTTATTTTTTGCTACCATGTTTGGCTTTGATCTTCCTGCTTTGCCTGAGTTTGATATGGGATCTTTGATGACTGTGCTGATGGGTATGCTTGGCTTGGGTGGACTTCGTACATTTGAAAAGTATAAAGGTATGACTAAATGAATATAGAACTATTACGAGAAGAACTTAAACGAGATGAAGGCTGTGTTAATGCTGTATATCTCGATCATTTAAATTTACCTACTGTTGGGATAGGGCATCTTGTTACTGAGTGGGATCAAGAATATGGTAAGCCAGTAGGCACAGAAGTATCTGACGAGAGAGTAAACGAACTATTTGATCAAGATATTGAAGTTACTATTGATGAATGTAAACTTTTATATAATAATTTTGATGATCTACCTGAGAAAGTACAACACATAATAGCTAACATGATGTTCAATATGGGTAGACCAAGACTATCTCGCTTTCATAAAATGAAAAAAGCTGTTGATAATCATGATTGGTATGAAGCCGCATACGAAATGACAGACTCGAAATGGGCAAAACAAGTGCCAAATAGGGCAATGAGGCTTGTTGATGAAATGAAAAGTGTGGGTGAATCAACGTAATTCTAGGGTACAATCATACTAGAGGGGGTCGTTTCCCCCTCTGTATGGCTCTTAAATCAAGACTTTTTTTCATCATTTCTGCACATTGGTACATAAAACTTAACATGAAGCTGATTTCCTTGTAATGATGATATGTAAGTTTCATTAGGACAAGTTTTTAACCAATCCAATAGGTTTTCCATTTGTGCAATTTGATATGTGTTTGGCATTTAATCCTCACTTTCTATTTTTCTGTAACCAGTATCAACATGAAACATAACAAGCTGACTTCTACCTGCATTACCTTTACGAGTAGTGCCATCTCTTTTGATGAAACCTTTTCTTTCAAGGGTGGCATATCTTGGTGTAATGCTCCCCTCACGAAAAGCATCTTTAAATCTCATGCTTAAATATGTATATACTTGATCGTGTGTAGCACCACCTTCGCCATGTGCTTGGATTGCTTTTAGTACAACTTTCTCAAGTCTGTTAGTGTCAACTTTTTCTGCGGCTTCCCATGATGTTTTAGGATCATGGGTTCTTGCCTTTGCATCAAAATTAGAATGGGATTTCATCTATAACCTCCGTGTCATCATTGTTAATTGTGACAGTATCTTCACTTATTCTTGGTGTCTTATCACCAATCCTAGCTGACAAGAACTTAGTATTCCCATCATTTGATACAGTTTTCCAACAAGCTAATCTTCTTTTTTCTTGATTAGGAAGTTCTATTGGTCCACTAAAATCAGGTGACTTCTCATTTTGAGATTTATCATTCTCAAATAAAGTACCGACCTTGACATACAAATCTCTGGCATTGCCACCATCAGGTAGTGATGCTTTTATAACTACCATACGATATTCATTGCCATTACTATTTAGCTTACCTTGCACAAGCAAACTTTCATCTGCTCGTGGTTTGAAAAAGCTACCTCTATCTGTGTTATCATAATCCATCATCTTCTCCTCTTGGCTTTGGTTTGGATATATTTATACTTGGCTTACTTGCCTCATTACCATCATCATCTTCTGATGGTAGACCATACACAGCTTGTAATGTGTATCTTTTTGCATATGTAACTGCTGATCCAACCTTTTGTGGATTCTGCATATTATCTTTAGACAGAATGATTGGTAGCTTAGATACATATGTTTTATCGTCATTGACATGACGTACAGTAGTAACAACTACAACTTCTGATGTAGCATCATGATGGCTTACCCATACATAATCAATCTCTTGAGTAAAGAATAAACCAAACTGATTGCCTTGATTGACTGCTTCAATAACAGACTCAAGTTTTGAATAGTTACTTCTGAAGTGTGGGTTCTTGCCATCTTTCTTTGCAGTAACAGCAAGTTTTTGAAATGCTAA